CCTGGGCCAGATCTTGTGGCAGAATCGTTCTTTATTGCCTCTGCATTTGGTGTTGTAGATGGATTAGAATCAGCCCAACCATCATACTCAGTAAAACCAAATTTAAACACTTTATTCAGCTGCTCAAAAGGAACCCCCATTTCATACAAGGATTTTGCTGTTTTGGTTTTAGCAAGTAAGGCTTCACGGATGGCAGGAACATTGGAAATATCATAATTTATGGTTGCTCCTTCACCCAATTCTTCCTTGAATGCAAAATTGAAAGTATCTTTGAGATTATCAAGAAGGAATAACATTGTGCCAAACCAAAATACAAGCTCAGATGTCTTGTAATTATTCATGGTTGCACCATCCATGACTCCAGCATAAACAGGAGGCACACCAAAGCAGATAAAAATTTCTTCTCTGTTTGATTTTCTGGAATTGATAAAATCCATCTCAGCAGGAGTCAGAGCAGTTCTCACATATGATGCCTCATCACCAAGCACCCCAAATGTCCGTTTCCCACTGTGTCTTTCATTCAAGGAATCCCTCACTGCATCAGCTTCTGTCTGATTCTGAAAATGCCTTTTGAAAATAAACAGGCCATCAACCACACCCCTATTCTGGGAGGTTGAAACATTAAAATCCCTTTGGCTATTATCCAGATCAATGGTCTTGCTGAGAACCTGCAGAGGTGAAATACCAATTACAGGATTTGATGGATCCAAATATTTATGCTGAATAATCTCTTCAGGCTCAAATGTTTTTATTTTTGCTTTATCAAGGGCATACCCTTCAATCCATTTTTCAACATCTGTCGTTGGAATAGGGTGAAGCCGGTCTGGCGAAATAGGCCACAATTCAATTGTTGTATTTCCAGACTTTGCTTTTTTCAGATAAGAGTTCCCAGCAAGCTCAAGCCAAGACACAATCAGCTCAATAAAATCCTTCTTGGACATATGGGGATTTGGCTGTTTGAATAAAGTATTTATTGGGTGTTTTTCAATCACCTCACCTTCTTCATTTTGTACCTGCCAGTCAACAGATCCAGCAGCCTTCATCTTCAGGTATATAGACCGATATGCCCAGCTGTTTGCCTTGTATCCTTCCTGTACTGCCTTCCTCAGTGACCAATTTGTGTATATGGGCTTGGGAGTCTGATTTGGTCTCAGGACAATAGATGAAGCCATGTTTCTCAGTTCTATGATTTTTTTAAAATTGCGGAACCAACTCATATTTCACCTATGCTATAAATATTTTTGTGTTTAATAAATCAGGATACAAATATGCCACTTCAATTGCAGTCATTGTACAGTCAAAAGCATCATCATATTCACCATTCGGGAACTCTTTTGCTTCACTGGTTATATATCCAACATGTTTTACACCAGCATTCAAGAACACTTTCCCCGCTTTTATCTCTGGGGCAGTATCATATGCTCTGGTAATCTTGTCTGTGTTCCTTGGCACTGCTATGACTTTCTTATTCAGGGCTTCCAATTCCTGAATAAGCCCTGTCCCTGAAGACTTATCTTCAATACAAAAACCCCTAAATGGTCCAAGTGGTCTGGTGTTGCAGACATTATAAAACATTTCCGCTTCATGTCTCAGGTCAGGAGCTTGTACACGATCCCGGAACATGTCCAGCAGATATATGTTCCCATCAGTTCCATATCCCCAATTTTCAAATACTGTCCAGTCATTCCAGTTATTTTTCTTCTGGGCAGTATCACCAACTGCAAAAGTGAACTCCATCTTAGGCAGGGCAGTTTCCCACCACTTCCACCACTGGTAGCTGATAAGGTTTCCATCATTGGATACTGGCTTGCCTTGATACAGACTCAACCAGGATTGCTCAATTCTTATTTTCTTCTGGTTGTGTAAAAATTCTAATGATTTCAGCGCAGGGAATAGTGCTTCACCTTCTTTCCTGAATGATTCATCCTTTTCTGCTATAGCCTGATAATTTATCACTTTGAAATTATCCTGCCCCTTGTATTTTTTCTCAAGCCGGGCAGCAATATCATGATTGGTCCATCTGGTCATTATTACAATCATGCCAGCCATGTCTGAAAACCGGGAAATGAAATCATCAATCAACCAGTCCCAATTCCTATCACTAACAGGTAGGCTGTTGGCTTCAGCCCTGCCTTTTACAGCATCATCAATCACACCAATGTCAAGTGACTCCCCTGTAATGGCTCCATTGATTGTTGTATTCCTGAATTGGCCATTTGTAATTTCCATCTTATCATTTAAAAACTCTAAATGATCAGTTGTTCTTTTTGCAAGTGTTTTGTGATTGGCCAGGTTGGTCTCAGGGAATATCTTTTTATATTTAGGGGTTGGAACCACACGCTGTAAGGCCAAATTACACCTGATACCAAGCTTTTCAGAATATGATCCATATACTACCCTCAAAGTTGGATCCAAGCCTATTATCCAGGATATAAAGTCTGTTACAGACCAAGACTTACCATGCTGTGGAGGTGCCTGGATCAGATAAATTGGGCGTTTGCCTGCTTTATAATCCACATAAAACTGCTGCAGATTCTTGGCAAGATCTGAAATAAATGGGCCTGTTTTAAATTTGGTTTTGGAAGGCCTGATAAATTTCCTGTATGCCAAAAAATTAACTCTTGATTTTTGCACCCACCATGCTTCAAGGATGGCTACATCATCTGCAGACAGTCTCATCATTCTTTGCAATCCTTTAATTCACGTTTGTACCCTTTTATTTCAATATTGAAATTCACAGCCATCCCATAATCAGCTTTTATTTTCAGCAATTCTATTTCATTTGTGCAGCCATCCACTTTGGAATTAATTGCTTCCAAATCAAATGATGTAAAATTACCAGCTCTGTGGTATTCCATGGAGTCAAATGAAATATCAGGGATGTTTGCCATCTCACTTTTGAAAGATGATCCACAACCCGGTATAACCAGGCAAATAAAAAGTATCAATATAAAATTTTTCATTTCAAATCCCACACTTTCATAAGGGCCAAATATCCACCCATATCATGATCTTTAATTTTATCCAACCCTATCTCACCAAGGTCCAGCAAATCAACTTTAATGCTATCAAGGAACACAGTCCAGGCAGAAGGATCAGGACTGTATCCCCCATCTTCAAAAAAATAATGTAAAAAACCAAAATGACTATACCCCATCAACCTGGTTGGAAGCCTGGTAACAATATCATTATTGTTCACAACCCGGTTAAAAATATCAGGGAATCTTTCACCAAGATTTATAGCAGTATCTTTTGAAACACTTCTTGGCTCTCCAAATCCCCAAAAGCTATCAATATCAATTCCAGTCATAAGCAGCTCAATTGCTATTTGTTTTGCAACTCCAGCACCTTGAGAATGGCCTGTCAAATGAATTTTTTTCCCTTGGCTTTTATGGATCTTCAATAGTGGAACAATATCATAAAAAACAGACATAGCATCCAAATGAAAACCTTTATGGATCTCCCCAAACTTGCAATGAGAAAAGGCACAATCCAAATTGGTTTTCCAATCATTGAAACTATTTGCTTCAGTTCCACGAATGGATATAAACACATCCGTTTCAGATCCACAAATAAATCCCTGTGTGTCTGTATATTTATTCTCAATCCAATGGAAGGAATTCAAGTTCAACCGCTCAAGTTCAAATACAATTTCAGCCGCATCTTTATAGGCCAGCAAAGACAATTCAGCACAAATCAGAGGAGTATCCATTTAGCATCCTTTATTACAAATAATGATTATCATTAGACAGATTAATATGGGTATACAAATTTGGGATAATAATAACATGATATTAATATAACTCATAATGGACCAAATCCTGAAAATCTTGGTCTGTTATTGGCTCTCCATCCATATCCCAGTTTCCACCCCACCGCAACCTTACACCAAGCTCTGAAGCCGCAGCAAGGATGACGCCAGCCAGGACTAGACAGTGCATTTTATTCCATGAAATAGTATCATTGATATATGGAGCTGCATCAAATGCTGCCGCCTTGTCTCCTGCCATTTTCTGGTTGTGTTTACTTTGGGGCCATTTTAGCTTACTCCTGCCTATCTTATACATCTGGTCTTGTTTTTCTTTACTTCTGGCACCTTCCACAATAGTAAAATCAATTATACCATATCTCAAAGCATATTCAGCCACCTCAACTAACTTGGGATCAACTGTGAATAATTTTTTTTGGGATCCAGCACCGAATGTATAATTCATTTTATTTCATCCCTCAGTGTGTGATACTGATTTTTACAACTTTCCTGATGGACTGATAATGACTGTTTCAACTCTTCATGCCCCTGGGTGATTTTGTGCTCCTGGTTCTCAAGTATTCTTGCCATATGTTTTTGAGTTGTAGCCACAGTATGAGACAGTTTCACAAGCTCTCTTTGTGTTTCCATAATTTCTTTGGGCATATACCACAATGGCCTCCCATCATCATCCCGAACATCATGCATACTTTTTAAACCTTTTATGATGCCAAGTGACCGTTTCCCAGTCTCAATGTGTGGCTCAAATTTCTCCACAGCTCCTTTGATAGAT